GGCTATTGAGGGAATGCTGGACGATGGGGACGCGGTCAAGTTCGACCGGGACGTTCCGATCTCCCTTGAGGGCTTCGGGACGAAGTGGATGGCTCCGATCACGGGTTGGTTCAGGAAGCGCGTCCCTATCTCCCGCGCCGACTGGGAGCTGCTCATCAAGGCGGCCGCCGCTAGCGCCGGGGACGTGACCGATCACGAGCGCGAGAACGCCCTTCCTGACCTCCGCAAGCAGTCCCCGATCCTCGATTCGTTGTTACGCGGTGTTACACGAGGGCCGCAGGGCGCTATCTCCCGGGTGAAGCGGATCGTTGATACCACCTTCTTTGTGACCGCCATGAACCCCGCCCAGACGCGCATGGTGCAGGAACTGATCGCGCAGGTCATTGAAGAGCGCCCGACCAAGAGCGTGGTCGGCAAGCTCATCAAGACCATGAACCTCGGCGACTTCGTTACCACCGCCCAACTCATGACCGGGACGGGGCTAACGTCCTCCCGCCTTGAAACCGTCCTGCGGACGAACACGAACCGCGCCATGACCGAGGGCAGCGCCGAAGTCCTGCGGGATGAGCGGGTGCAGGCGTTCGTCCCGTTGGTGCAATTTAGCGCCACCAAGGACAATCGGACACGCCCAACACACCGCGCCTTTGACGGCTATGTGAACACAATGGCAGAGTTCGACCGCCTCGGAATCTCGCCGCCATTGGGCTTCAGCTGCCGTTGCAGCCTGATTCCCGTCCCTGCCGCCGAGGCTATGCGCGAGCGATGGACGCGCCCGAACGGGACGATAGACCCAGCCGCTATTGCCAAGCACAACGGAGCGCGTCAGCGGCTAGTTGACACGCGTCAAGTTCCTGACCCCGGTTTTGTAAACGCATAAATAAATCGCAATGGAGATCGCTACGATGCACGGCATGAGCAAGGGTACATTTCTTCGGCCGGATCAATTGAAGCGCGGAGTCGAGATTGAGCTGACGCAGCGCCCAGAATGGGGAACGGCATTCATCCGTGGCCGGGTTCAAGGAAAACCCCAATTATGGGATGTCTCAAAGAGCATGGACAAGCGCGGCAGATTCATTGACGAGGATGAGCTTCTACAACATTGGAGAACACCGAATATGAGCAACACACGCAAGGAAATTGCCGCCCGTCTTGGATTTGCTGCTGGCAACAGCGCGAAGACGGCGTTTGCAAATAACGACCCCGCGTTGGCTAAATTCCTTGTTAAGTACAAGAAAAACGAGAACAACAACTACCACAGCGAGAATGTTGTTTTGCTTGCCGAATTTGTTGGCTCGTCAAGCGAAATTGCTCACGCAAAGGACATCTTGCGAAAAGTTGAAGCGGCAGGGCATTTACCCCATGATCTTAAAGATGAGCAATACTCGCTTTATAAGAACCTAGCGGCGAAACTCAAATCCAAGTATCCCGACGCTAAGTTCTCCCGCTCCGGCGTGAAGGCGGCGTTTGCTGGCGATATTGAAACCAAATTGAGGTCTTTGATTTCACGGTTTGGATTCAAGCCGGACAATATCAGCGCGTCAAGCCGTTTCGGCGTTGCACACGTTGAGTTCATTGACCAAAAGGGCAAGGCAACTGAAATGGTTTCCAAACTCAAGGGAGCAATGAAGCAAATGGGCGTTCCGGAATCGGCAATCACAGCACGCGAGAATCAATATCCCGCAGATGAAGACGGCCCAGCGCAGCACATTGGGATTGTCACCATTGACTTTGGACAAATGAAGTCCTCCCGCCCCGGCGCAAAGACCCGCATGACCCGCGAGCAGACCGAGGAGCAGAAGGCAGGGCTGAAGATCATGTCCGCCGCTGACCCAGCCGTCGGCGCGAAGATCGCCAAGCTTATCAAAGAAGGCAAGCCACAAGACCAAGCGGTCGCAATCGCGCTCGACATGAAGCGCAGAGGAGAACTGTAAATGCCCGTAATCAACACCGCCCAAGAGAACTTCCGTAGGGCAACGGTCACGTCCGTCCCTGCAACCTACACCGCAGCGCAGGCGATTCTCCTGCAAGCCGCCCCGGCGAGTGCGACCGGAAGCGCCCTCCTGTGGGATATCAACACGGCATCGGTAAGCGGGACGAACCCTTCCCTGCTCTACGTCATGCCGTTCATGGTGTCGGCAACCAGCGCACAGACCGCCATCGGTATGCGGCTCCTCGGCTGGCGCAAGTACCTTGATACCGCTGGCACGCTTACGGGTGTCACCATTGCAGACACCGCAGGTAACTTCACCTGCAACGCGAACGTCCTTGTAGTCGGGCAGGCCGTGACCATTACCGGAACGCTCGGCGGAACGGGAACAATTACCGGGTACAGCAGCCCAACGACCTACCGCATCATTGCAACGAACGGCTCGACGACCTTCCAGCTCTCCGCGACACTCGGCGGCAGCGCCATCGTCACGACCGCAGGAACGCCAACGGGCTTGCAGTACACGCGCACGACTGGCACGGGCTTTTGGTATATGCCGACCGTCCTCGCAGACTTCACGCTGACATTCACAAGCGGAACCGTCCCAAACTACACGATGGACGGCGCTCTCAACACGCGCACCTTCTCGGGCATCACGCAGGTCGCGGGAACCCCTGCGGCCAACCTGTACTCGCCCGCTACGGCGGCAGGCGCAAACGTGGAACCCGCTTATGCGATGGTTGACATTGCCGGGGCTTCCTACGTCACCGCGCAATTCAAGTCGAGCGGCACGCCAGACATGGGAACCTTCTGGTCTAACCTGTAATGAATCGAGCCAACCGTCCAAGGATGTCAAGGATTAGCGGCTCGTCATACGCGAGCAAGCTGATGGGTCGCGCTGGTGACGGCTCGACGCTCAACCTTGATTTCACGGCGATGGGTGGGGTACTTGACCCGCGTATCACGTTTAGCCGCGCAGACGCTACGGCGCGGGCCACGTTCATCAATAGCCTTGGCTATGTGGAGACTGTGCCAGCCGGGCAACCACAAGCCCCTCGCTTCACTTTCTCAGAGACATCTATTGGCACGCCACGCGGGTTGCTCCTTGAAGCGCCAACGACAAATCATCAGTTGTCTTCAGAAGCATTTGCTACTAACCTTGGTTATACCGATGGAGATATTATTTCTCCTCGCACTACCGGAACTTCCCCATCAAACGGTACGGCGGTTGGATTCTATCCAACGGTAGCGGCCGGATATCACCGTTTGCAATATAGTGCTGGCGTTACATTGAGCGGAGCCGTCACTGTAAGTATGTGGTTTAAGCGGTTAAATAGCAATTACCGAGCAGGAATAAACGCAACCAGTTTCATGTCTGCTTCTGTGATTGTTGATTTGAATGGTTCTGGAAGCATCATTACGCTTGGTGGATCAGCAGCAAACAGAGCCGCAACGATTACGCGATATCAAAATGATTGGTATCGAGTTGCGCTGACGGGGACATTTGTAGCAGGCACGTCTATGTATTTCTTCATGGACTCAAGCATTTCTACAGATTCTGGTGGTGGGTCGTTTACTGGCGTAGCCAGTCAAGGAATGCTCATGTGGGGCGGGCAAATAGAGTTGGGATCGCAAGCTTCTTCGTACATTGCCACCACAAACATAGCCGTCACCCGCGCCGTAGACACCGCCATCATTGCTGCAGGGTCAAACTTCAGCTCGTGGTACACGGGCGGGACAACGGGGACGTTCGTGACCGAGTGGTGTCGTTGCAGTCCAACCACTACCCAACGCACCGTCATTGCAACGAGCGACGTTTCCAACCAACACCTTCACCAGTACATAGCAGCGACGACTTCGCGGCTTCGACTGGCTGACAAGGTTCCAGCGTTCATCGAAACCGCGAACGCGTCTGTAGACAATTCAATCAACAAGGGCGCGTTCTCGTACTCCGGATCGGTGCAAAGCCTGTGCCTCAATGGCGGCACGGTTGTGCCGGGGACTCTGACATTTACGACCGCGCCGACATGGCTAAGTATTGGCGGCCCGTCAACAAACGGGACAAGCATCACCGACACGGCGGTTGTTCTTAACAACGCCATTCGCAAGATCAAATACTTCCCAACGCGCTTGAGTGACGGTCAAATCCAAGGGCTAACCACCTAATGATCGACCTGAAGCCAACCACCGAGATGGCATCCAATGCTGCCCGTGGCCTTGAGCTGCGGGAAAAGCATGGTCGCGGTGGCACGGAAATCGGCGTAGCGCGTGCGCGTGACATCAAGAACCGGGCGAACCTGTCACCCGAAACCGTGCGCCGCATGGTGTCCTACTTCGCTCGGCACGAGGTTGACAAGCAGGGCGAGGGCTGGGGCAAGGACTCCGCCGGGTATATCGCTTGGCTCCTGTGGGGCGGCGATGCTGGGAAGGCTTGGGCAGAGCGCAAAGACAAAGAACTCGACCGCAAAGAGGAGAAGACCGTGAACGCAAAGACATCTCACACAGTCGCCGAAGATGGCGACAAGGTCATGATTGAGCGCGTCGAACTGTTCATGGCGTTCGACCCATCCATCGACGACGGCGAGGCTGACCCAGAACTCAAGCGGTTCAACAACAAGCGCCTCAAGGACATCGTCGCTAGTACGCGCAAGCACATGGCTCGCGGCTCGTTCCCTCGCCTCGTCATCATGCACGAGAAGGACGGCAAGGAACCAAAGTCCGCTGTTGGTCGATTCCCCACAATTTCCTACGAAGAACGCGATGGAATTGGGTACATTGTGGGCGACATGGAAGTCAACCGCAGCATCTTCGACGCATATATCGCTACTAACGCGTTTCCGCGTCGGTCGGCTGAGATCTGGTCAGGCTCAAACCACCTATCCGAAGTGGCGTTGCTCGGGCGTGAAACCCCGCGCCGCCCTCTCCCGGACACCCATTTCACCCGCAAGGGCGAGAAGATCACTTGTTCAAAGTCCAACCATGACCTCGTCGGGGCTGGTGGCGGACTCAATACCTTTGTCCCGACGACTACCAAGGAGGAGGCCAGCATGGCATCCAGCAGCGATATGCGCGAGGAGTTGGAGGCCATGAAGTGCGCCATCTCCGAACTCTCGGACATGATGAAGAAGAAGTTCGCGGACGACTCGGACGATAAGGACGAGATGGCTGCGGACGACGATGAGATGAAGGACGAAATGGCCGAGGAAGACGGTCAAGTCCACATCGACATCGAGAGCCATGACGTTGAGGCAGGCGAAGAGGACGAAATGGAAGACGAATCCGTCATTGCCAGCCGTCGTTCGACCTACGCTCTTCGTTCGGAAAACGCTCGCCTCAAGTCGCGGTTCGCCCGTCTTGAAGCCGAGTTGAAGCGCGAGAAGTTTGAGCGCGAAGTGGAGATCATGGAGCAGGAGGGCTACCGCATCCCAGACTCACAGCGCGAGGCGCTTGTTGGTCAGTTGCAGGCCTCCCGTAACCCAGTCGCTCTCCTTGAGTCATGGCGCGACCTGTTCGCCCGCGACCCAATCGGAACCAAGATTGATATGAGCCGAGCAGCCCTGCCGCGTGGCATGGACATTGGTGACGTTGGCTCATTGGTCAAGCAATTTGCTGGCAAGCCTGAAGAGTTTGCAAAAGCAATTAACGCCCGGATGAAGGGCTAAAAAGGAAACAACAATGCTTCAATTCTCTCCAAATCTCGTCGCTGGCGCTGACATCAACCCCTTCCGCATCTGCAAGGTTTTCTCGTCTTCGACGGTTAGCTTTGCTGGCGCTCCGGCAACTGCCGTGACCGACTACGTTTGCGGTGTAACCGACGGCTCAACCCGTCGATTTGACGCTACCGCTCATGCACTTGCGGCTACGTCAACTACGGTCGCCGACCCAATTTCCCTTCAGCCATCGAACTGCGTGCAGATCGAGGCTGGTGCGGCAATCACCAACGCTGGTACTGGCTTGATGCCAACCACCGGAGGCAAGGCAATCACCGCAGCCACCACCGGAACTATTCCGATGTTCGTCTCCCTTGAACCTGCCGCCGCTGATGGTGTCATCTTCTGGGCTTACCGCCTCCCAGCCACTCGTGGGATCGCTTAATTAGCACTCGAAAGGAGGTCATCAAATGGCCTATGTAACAGTCGGAGGCGGTCTAAACACTTACGTCCCCTCCACCAACGCGCTTGCAACTGGCGCTCTCCAAGTTGAGTTCACCCGTGCGGTGAATTCGTTTGCCATCACCCGTTACGCTCAAATCGTTGCCTGCAATCAGCAGACGGGGTATTACCTCCGTCTTAATTCAGACGACAACGTCCGCGTGACCGACGTTAACGAATTCGCTTGGCCTCTTGGTAACGACCGCCCGGTCGGCAAGATGAACGAGCATGACTTCGTTACCTTCACGGCTCAACGCTTTGCCTTCCCGTTCTACATTCCGAACGAGACGGTTAAGCAAGCCGCGTGGGACATCGTTGCCCAGCACGCTCGCAGCAAGGCACAGCTCGCTATGACCGCTCGCTCCATGCGAACGGCCACCGCGCTGACCAACGCCGCAGCGATTGCGGCGTTCACCGCAGCAGGCAACTATCAGTCTGTTGCTAGTGGTTGGAAGGGCGTTTGGACGAGTTCGTCCACTAACGTCATTCAGGCAAGTATCCAAGATGCGTTGCAGAAGATTTCGCTCGCAACTGGCGGCGCGGTTCGTAGTGAAGACATTTGCATGGTCATTAGTCCGACCGTTGCAAATATCATCTCACAGGCGGAAGAAATCCGTAACTATGTGAAGAACTACCCAGCAGCCTTGCCATTCTTGCAAGGCTCTGACATCTTCAGCCGTTACGGCCTCCCGCCAAATCTGTTCGGCGTGCAGGTCGTTGTTGACGACTCGGTCAAGATTACGACCCGCAAGGGCGCAGCCTCGACGACTCGCGGGTTTGTCTACGGCAACTCGGCAATCTTTGTGAGCCGCCCCGGTGGCTTGATTGGTGTCGAAGGCTCGACCTCGTTCAGCACTTGCCAGATCTTCGCCTTTGAAGATATGACGGTCGAGAACTGGGACGATCCGAAGGATCGCCGTATTGAAGGCCGCGTCATTGACAACAGCACCTCGGAACTGGTTGCTCCAGTCTCTGGGTTCCTGTGTGGCAGCGTCATCGCCTGATTATTCAGCCTCTCAGGATGAGGGTGGTGGGGACTTCGGTTCCCACCCCCCTCTCTAGGCGGAACCTATGACCGCATACGCCACCTACGCCGATTTGGAAGCCGCGCTCGATGCCCAGATCATTGCACAACTGTGCAGCGACCTCGGTAGCCCTATGCTCGGCTCTAATCCGGTCACTACGCACGCGCTGGAACGCGCTACGGGGATCGTGCAGGCGTACACGCGGGTAGGCAACATCTACACCGATTTGGATTTAACGACGCTCTCAGCGGCTCACGACCCCCTGCTGATGACGCTCGTAGTTGACTTGGCAGTTGAGGCGCTCTTTCAGCGCCGCGCCATGAAGATCACCCCAGCCGTGGAGCAGCGTCTAAAGCAGGCGTACTCCATGCTGGAAGCACTCCGGGACGGGAAGATGATATTTGGCACGGTCGCCAAGGCGGCTAGTGCGGGCGTGCCAGCGGTGCAAGCCACCCCATTGCAGACGCTCGCGTGGTACAACGGCGTGAGCAACAGCAGCTTCTTCCGCCCTCGCCTCCCGAACACGATGCCGGGGCGCTGACGTGGAGCCGTGGCGCAAGAGAATCAGCAAGGCACTTGCCAACGATGCAATCCGCAACGGGATTGCGGCGGCTATTGCGGCTTACGCGAAGCAGCACATTGCAAAGAGCGAAGGACGCGGCCCGAACGGGGAGACGGTAGCCCTCGCGGCGCTCAAGCCCATATCGGGCGAGTTCTGGACGACCAAGAAGCCCCGGGAGGGCGAGGTTGCCAGCGCGACCCGCCAAGTCCTCAAGGCGGTCAGCCGTAAGAAGAAAGACGGCTCGGTCGTTGTAAAGAACGTCATGGTGACCGAGTACAAGATGTCTGGGCAGTCCTACCGGAACGGTGGTCAGCCCCTCCGGGATACCGGGAACCTACTGCGGTCGATTGGTGCGAAAGCCGAGCAGACTGGCCCCGCCCGTCTCTCCGTGACGATGTCGGGCGCTATCTACGGCATCTATCATGAGAAGGGCTTCTCAACGGACGGCCCGAACTTCATCCCGCTGACGCGCAAGGGCAAGCGCACCCATGCGACTGGGGCAAACCCCAACACCGAGAACCTTTCCCAAGGCAAGGACTACGTCATGGCATGGGGCGGCGTAGACGTTCCCGCCCGTCCGTTCCTTGTCCCGACCGCCGTGGAATTTAGTGCCATAGGCAAAACCATTAGAATCGGTCTAGCAAAGATCCTCAAAGGAAAACTCAAGTAATGGCAACCCAAATCTTCGTCGCTGGCCCAACGTCAATCTTCGTCAATGTCGGGGCTGGGTATGTCGAACTCGGGCAGACCGACAACGACAGCCTCCCGCAAATCTCCTACTCGGACAACATTCATGAAATCAAGACCGTTGCCTCGGGTGCGACTCCTGAGGAGCTGGTGGTTCAAAACACGAGCGCGACGATTACTGTCACGCTGGTCAAGTGGGATGCGGCGATCTTGACAAGCCTGTTGGTGCGCCAGCGCGGTGCGGCGTACAACTCGACCGTCGGCCGCCTCTTGGTCGGTGACAGCGGGACGTTCGGGGTTCAGGTTGACCCGCTCACGGCTGGAAAGACGGGCTACACCTTTGGGCGTTGCTACTTCAGCGGTGACGCAATCGCGCACTCGCAGTTCGGCAACGTCGAGCAGCGCATGGGTTTGACCTTCCGCGCCATCCCAGACGCTAACAATTTGCTCGCCGCCCCTTATACTTCCTGACATGATCGACCTAACCCCAGATACCGACCCGCTTCTCTTCCGCGTAGAAATCCCGTCCGGCGCGTTGGTGGTTCAATGGAACGAGGCGCTCGCCGCATTGAGCGGGAAGCAAGACGGGCAACCGCAAGTCGCGGATGTTGCAGCAGCCTTACGAAAAGTAGCACGCTCGCCCGAAGTAGCTGCTAACGCGTCGGACGAGATCCTCTTCGCAGTCTTTGCTCGCATGGGTAAGGCGGTTGAGCAGGCGGGAAAATAACAAGGGGGGTTGCCCAATTCTTGGCAACCTACGGACGGCTCCCCTCAGACTTTGACGGACTAACAGCAATGGGACTCGCGCAGAACATCCCCATGATTGAAGCGCGACACGCGCTCATGCTCGCGCAGGGTATTGCTATCGCGTTTGGGTCGCCCGAGCTGACGGAACACACGATCCGAACCGCTACCGGGGACAACGATCTTGCCTTCCGCGTCCGCATGAGCATGGAACACAACAAGGCGGCAAACCAATGACCGTGCAAAGTAACGCGGGCATCTGGATTGCATTGCGTGACGAGATCCGAAATTGGATGTCCGCGAACAACTACGGGGATGCCGTCTATGTGGCGGAGAAGCCCGGAGACGAGATGCTTGCCCAGTATGCGGTACAGATCGTCCCAAGCGGCGACGCTGCCCTGCACCCTCGTAGCGGCGTTGGGCTGCTTGAGTCAACGATCCAGATCACGGTCTGGTGGCGCGGCCTGTTTGACAACACCAACCGGGCTACCGAGCGCATTGCCGGGGATGAGGGAATTGAGCAATTCATCGACGGGCTACGCACGCTCCTGATTCAGAACACGCTCGGCGGTCGGCTGACCATCCCGCTCACATGGCGCAGCGGTGGGCAGATTGAGTCCGTAGACGAGGCGGTCGGCTGGATGCGTGGAACCGAGACTTTCCTGTGCGCGTTTGAAATAACATGGGAGGTTCAGTAATGCAAGACTTAGGCAAGATCACCATCGACATCAACGAGGGCGGCGGTTCGTCTGCTGGCGGCGCTGCGGGCGGGATGGGTGATTCAGCATCTGGTTCGCTTCCAATGTTGGCAAGCGTGTCGGCAATGCTTGGGCC